TTAAAAATGTGTAATATGGGCTTGATGGGTTTTCAGGGTTGAAATCGCCATTTTGATCTATAATACGCAAGGCAAGTGTGCGAGTTTGAAATTCATCAATTAAAGCATTACGGCCACGTTTAGTTTCAATACGATTTACTTGATTAGATACATCAACGATTACGGCTGCAGAATCTGCTAATACATTTGTGTCTAATATGCCTTGATCTAATATCATCGCCTGAGCAAAACTTGGCCCAGTACTAAAGTTAATTATTGCATTTACTACAGGTACTGCCATTACAAACCACCTGCTACCCCATAAGAGATACCAGATTTTGTTGCAATTTGAATACTTTCAGCTACTAATTGAGCAAATCTATCGCCAGTTTGTGCTACATCTACAGTTATGTTTAAGGTATTTCCACCTGCTTGGCCAAACGGAGTACCTACATATCTACCAGCCGCATCAAAATCACTTATTGGTGGCATTTCATTAAACGATGGTGCGCTTGTCATTGGTGAAGTAAATTGATCTAAAAAGTTTTCTACCCTTGTATTTGTTGCTCTAGCAACAGATAAGGCAGTCTCATAAGTAATAGGTTTACCAGCAGTACCACCGCTAGGTAATGTGCCACCTTCTTTTAATATAAATGCATTAATCCTGGCTGTCAGTGCCATAACTGAACTTAATGCAGCATCAAAACTAGCGGCAAACTTCTTAGCTGCTTCGGCTGCTTGCATCTCAGCTAATATCTTTTTAGCCAAAGCCTCATTATTATCTAATATGGCTAATTGACCTTGAATTCTTAATTTAGTTTCAGCATCGGTGGCTTCATTAAGTGCTTTAGTTAAGCCAATACGTTCAATATCAAACTGATCTTTTAACTTATCTACGGCAGTTTTCTCTTTTAACTTGGCAATTTCCTGTGTGCGTAGTCGGTTAATCTCTTTAATATTTCTAGCTTCTTGCCTTCTTTGTGCTGCCAGAATACGACCTTCTGCTGGCGTATCGGCTGCTGGTCTACTAGCTGATGCAGCACCTGCCGCTCTTTTACCTGCAGAATAATAAGAACTTATGACTGGTGCATTACGTAATATAAAATCTAAGAAACTACCACCGCCAGGAGTAGGTATTTTAACTCCAGCCAAACCTTTTAATTCTTTAGTTAATTCTCCTACACCACGTATTAAATAACTAACAGAATCGGCAACATCTTCAATTTGGGTTGCCAGGCTAGATACAGTGCCACCTTTGCTTATATTAGATATTGAGTCTAATAAACTTTTACCTATAACCTCGGCTGCGTTAGCTGATGCAACTCTTAACTGATCCATCTTGCCAGCATAAGTATCCAATCTGGCTGCTGCTTGACCTGCGAACTTATCGTTTAATTCGCCTAGAATCTTATCCATGTCGCCAGTTTTTAATGTGGCTTTACTTAGGCCTACACCTAATCTGGTTAATGCAGATGTTTGTCCTGCATAACCTTTAGCAATAGCGGCACTTACTTCTGATACAGAACGGCCAGTAGCTGCTGCAATATTTAGAGCTGTGTTTAATGCTTCTTGGCTTTTGGTAATTGAGCCAGTTACTGTCAAAAGTTGCTGAAACGCTGGCCTCAACTGGTCGTCTAAAACGCCTGTGGCCTTCTGTAAATTGGCTATGTAAAGCTCTACACCTGGTGCGCTAAATGCATACCCTGTGTTCTTTAATTGCATCTCTAAAGATTTGGCTGCCTTCTCATCGGCTGCAAATGCGTTAATGGCTTTCTTGCTATATGCAGTAAGCGCTGTTAAAGCAAATACACGCCTAAAGGTTCTACCTAATGCCTGGGTTTGTTTTTCAAATGCTGTTAATTCTTTTTTGGCTTGCTTTAGGCCTTTGTTATTATAGGTACTTACCGCCGATACGACTACATTGGCCACTATGCAACCTTCTTATCTGTAGATTTATTAAAATGTGTTGCAACTTCATTAACGGCTTTTACTATTGCTTCATAAATACCAGCACTTTCTTGTGCAAATGCTTTGTAAATTAAGCGACCTTTAGTCTTACGGCTGCTCTGTCCTCTAACACCTTTAACTCTAGGCTGTGATGTAAGTGTAGGTAAATCAGTAACAAACTGATAGCCAGCAAATGGATTGTTTGAATTATAGGCTGATCTAGCACGGCTTCTACTTTTAGAACTACCAGATTGCTTATAGGCTACTGTGCTACTGCCTTCATAAACAGATGTAAATGGCGCTCTACCTTGTGGGTTTAATCTACCTGCAGTTTCATAAATACGACCAGCTGCGCTTATATTGTAAACATAACTTTCTACCTGATAGCCATTACTAAACTGCCTATTTTTGCCTTCCTTAAATCCAATACCGCCACGCACTTGGTTTTCATCGTATTTAGGGAATGGTCGATAATCAACAGTTGATTGGATTGGTTTAGCCCAGCCAGACAATACATCAGTATTACTTGCTACAAATCCTTTAGCTTTGGTTTCTACTGTTTTTCATCAATAAACGTCAAGCCTTTTAAGACGTCATTAACGCCTACGACCTCGACCTCTACTGGCATCTTGGACCTTCCTGGCTCTATCGTTCAAAACCTGCACTATTGCATTAATCATTTCTGAGTCCATATTAATAAACTCACTTGGCGCTATCCCAGTCTCAACGCTTAATGCAGCGATGCTATAAACTAAAGAATCACGCCGTACTATTTTTTTTCTTCGTCTAAAACCTCTACAGTTTCTAAAGTATCAATAAACTCAGTACCCCATAAAGGTATCTGTGCGCCAGACCTACGCAAGCATTCATAAGCCAACCAAAATATTTCGGTCTGCCTTTCGTGCTCACGTAGGACCTTAGAAATTCCAGCGCCGTACTTCAATTCGAAAGCGTACTCGACACCTGGTGTTATCTTGTGCTCAGATACATCACCATTAGCCCTTGTTATCTTTAGCTTTGCCATTGTTACTCCTTAATTAGAACGCCACTGATGGCGATACTGTTACCACGGAGTTTACTGTAAATGTCATTGAAGAAGTTGCAATTTCAGCCACGCCACCCTGACCTAGTGGAGTTAGGTTGTTTACCAATATTGAGAATTGGTAGGTTGGATTAGCAGCTGATACGGCAGTACCTTTAACAGTAATAACTGACACTGATAGGGTCTTACCGAATGCATCATTTAGGGTTTGCATAACTTGGCTTGATGCCCAGTCATTGTTAAAGTCAATAGTAAATGTTGAGTTCTCTAATCCAGCCACGTACTTATGGGCTGTATCTCCCATAGCTGTAATTTCTAACTCATCTACCACCTTGTTAATTACTGCGCTTGATACGTATGCGCTGATGTCAATAGATGGTGTTGTAGGCGCTGCGTTGGTAGCCAACTTAACGCCGACGTTATTATTTAAGTATATTGCCATTGTTACTCCTCGTCATTCTTGTTGGTTGCTGCTTTGCCTTTTGGTTCTTCCTTTATTTGGCCTGTCTTGATTAAGAAGGCTAAATCGTCTTCTTTGCTCATTTTAACTCCAGCTCGTTAGTATGGATACTGTTATTTCTGACGTTAATAAATCTCCACTTGCCGCACTTGTTATAGCTGGAGCGGAGACACTTGATATGTTGAGCACCAATGATGATGCTGCTAATTTAGTTACTACTGCTACTATAAAATCTTCCATGCCTTTTAGGTTACCTTGATTATCTAAGGCTGGTACTGCCATTAAAATACGAAAATTAGCCAGTGGTGCTAATGTAATGTGGTCATTATTTGTAGGCACGATATACGGATCGCCAGGAGTAATTACCACGCTGTTAGCCAATAATGTAGCTGGTGGGTAACTGAATACTGACCAAACACCTGCGTTAGTTAAATCTGTTGCAAGTGTGCCACGAAGTGTAGTTATTGCGGCCATTAGCCTACCTAAGATGCTGGTGCAGCGTAAGGCTGGATGAGACCTCGGATCCTATTTATCATCTGGTAACCCATGCGATAAGGACTAGCAGATATCCCATCCATGCCTACGCCCCCAGTTTGGCTGACTTGTCTGGCTTGAAAAATATCAACGTTTGCATGAACTTTTGCAAATTGGATAAATGAATAGCCATTAGGCCATGAGTAATTGTAAAAGAAATTATAGAATGTGTTTGCTATTGATACAGGAATATTAGAGCCAGGAATCGTGCCAGTGATTGTGTGTTGGCCACCATAGATATTGCCACAGCCTTCAACACTTATTGATTGACCAACTACATAAATGCCTGGGTTTGCTAATACTAATGTGGCAACATTATTTTGTAATCCAGCAGCTACTATTGGTGCATCATTAAACCATAAATATTGATTGAGTAAATCTTGTGCTGTTTGACAGACTTCTTCAACAGTGGCTGAACTGTAGAGTGAGCCAATACCTAAATTGCTGCGTAACTCAGCTTCGGTTACATATGTGGCTGTCATCTCTACTCCTTATCTAAAAAAGCTCCCCTGGGGCTAGGGCTACTAAACCCCAGAGGATTATTACTTGGTTATTAGGCCTTTGCGAACTTAATAATTCCGTAAGGCATCTTGGCAATTGTTGCCATAAATCCGTAAATCGCAACTTGTACCTGTAGGTTAGATACAACGTTTACAGACATGTAAGCCTGTGGTGAGCGATATACAGTGAATGCTTCTGGTGCAAGAATAATTGCAGATAGATCATCAACAGTTGTTACTGAGAAGTTCTTATCTACATATAGATCCAAGCCAAGTACATTTCCACGGATTGAGCGTGGG